CGAGAAATGTCTCCTACATGCGCTAACATGTGACGTGCGGGTCGCCCACACGATTATATTCATACCTATGTTTCCATAGTTGCATGAATATTATTGAATTCTAGATACGACACTCGATCGAATTCTTACAAAGTCGAGTGAATTTTTTATGAATTATATTATAGTTATAATTAATTATTGGAATTTTCATCTAGTGTATACTTCCAATAACGCGGAACCCCTGTGAAGAAAAAGAGGCTCCAATCCTCAGCTACAGCATCAAACTGATAAAAGGAATGATTGCGAATAGAACTGCCATTGCCTATCTCACCGACGCTAACCATGACAGCATGTGAATTGCAATCAAGATCCTGAGCTGATAAGATTCGGGGTGATGCAAAACGCTTATTCATATAAAAGGGTAATTCAACCTCTAATGTGTTATTAATATATGTATTTGTAGCAGCACATCCATTGCCAGAATAGGGGGCCGCCCATCTGGCACAAATCTTTTGGATGTAGTCCACAGGTGCGGCTAAAGGAAATTCTTTGAAACTCATCGCGCCGTTACCTGTATCAATCCTACTCCGTCTTTGCACCATAGGTACAGTGGGAGCATCTCCCCCATTGATCATGTATTTCTTTCTATATCCTCCTCGCACACCAGCATACTGCGGTGCAAACCACGAAGAGAATGCAGTAGGTCCAATAGTTAGTTGACCAGATAATACCCCATCATCTATTCCTCCTGAATCCGCACCAGTATAATAGGGCATATCTTTATTTGTCAATTCTGCCATTCTAACAGCATTTGCACTAGCACTCTCAGGCCACCAGAGTCTGGAGTAGGTGTATCTCTTACAAAGTTCACGAATAGAACTTGGTGGATCACCGAAGAAAACATTATAGGTAGGATCATCTTGATCAGATTTACTCCCAATCGTTGTTAGTTCAGATGGCGCAGTAGGCTTATCAGATACTGTGGTAGCACCTGTTTCCACATTTGGTTCGGAACTTTGAGAGCAATAAATGGCATCGGGAACATCAGCCGAAGGTCCTGGATCCCCATTATTGAAAAGATGATAATCAATAAGATGTTCATTGTTAGGGACAGCCAATTTGTAATCATCACAGGCTGATACAAATACATTAATTGAAATTGGTGCATCAACGCTTGGACAAACTAAATCATTCAATACAGCCAATTCCAACATTCCATTGCACGTATCATCTGGAAGCAATCTCTGGACTGCAGAGAAATTAGAGCCAGTATCATATGGTAGACCGCATGGTAAAAAGGGTAATGCTCGACCCCAGCCGACAACGATCTCAAAATCATCTGTTTCAGCAATATCTATGACACGAGAATAATTTGTGTTATAATTGATTGTGCTAGTATGAGCATTTGGATCCCATCTAACCAGGATTCGACCTTTGTGAAAATCACTTTTTACGATTTGAAATCGAAATTTTAGTGAACCCTGCCAATAGCTGAAGACCGTAGACATGTGAGCCAAAGGAGTCATATGGATTTCACTATTGACGTTATCCAATTGCATAGGGCACACACGAGTATTCCAAAGTAATGTATCTGGTGATAAGTTAGGTTCCCAATCAAATTGTGTCAAATAAGACTCTCTCGTACAATAATCGAGAATTCCCATCTCATCAGTTCCATCTAATCCCACAGTTCTAGAATCAACTGTCAATTCAGCTTTACTGTCCATAGTCAATTTGACGGCAGCATCTGCAGCATCTGTGTTAGCTAAATTTCCAGTAGGGGAAGGTTTCGTCAATACTACATCTGAAACTATGTTTGGTCGGGAATAACCAAATAATGAAGCAATGCGACCTGATGCATTGGCCCCTATTTGAGTGGCTGTCATATATGGACCAATGATTGGTAGATGAGTCAAAGCTCCCGCTGCCTTTGCAACAGCAGTCGCAGGTTTAGAGATAATGCCTTGTCCATATTCATCTTTAACATTTATAGTATTTGCTTCATCTGAGGAAGAGCGACGTCCACCACGACGACCATTCTGAGATGTCAAAACTGGAGGGTCAGAACTAGTTGGTGCAGTAAGGACTATATCTTCAGCCCAAATATAAGTAGTGATAGTAATTGGATCATCACCGCCATTTGCATGAAGCAAGTTACCAAAGGACGAGATGACAATCTCACCCATGTCATACCAATC